GTGATAATATAAGTGAAGAAATTAATGAAATGTTTCTTGAATTACAAATAAATAAAATAGATTATAATGAATAAACAAAACACAAAACTAGAAAACTATTTAGAATTAAAACAAAAGCATGACAGAATGCAAAACTTAGTTGATGCTTGGGCATTTGACTACTCAATTGAAAAGCTTAAGCCTTTGCTTGATGATGGCTTTGAAGGTAATGATTTAATTGAATATTTTACTATTAGATTAATTGATTACATTGAAAACAAATATGAATCAACAAAACAAATTGAAGATGGCGGGAAATAAATACGATACACCTTTTGCTATACACCGACCAGATCGTTATAGAATTCAATATCAAGATCAAGATGGTGTTGTGCAAAGTATGAACGGAACTCCAATGCAAGTATTAAATTATATATTAAACCAACAATTATGAATTGTGAAATATGTAACAAACCAATGACCTTAGAAGATTACGAATATTGTGATATTTGTGGTGATTGCTTAGAATAAATAAATATGAAATATCACTTGCAAACGGGCGTGACGGGTAAGTGCTGAAAAAGTTCGAAAGTACACTATCAGCAAACGGAGGTTCAACTCCTCCCACGTCCACTAGCGCGGTAGAGCAGTGGCCAGCTCGCAGGGCTCATAACCCTGAGGTCGGAGGTTCGAATCCTTCCCGCGCAACTAAATTAAAATTATGACTAAAGAACAAATTGACTTAAGAATTGAATCAAAACTGATTGGCAAAATGGCTAATCACAGATTAATGGTGCGTGATCTATTTAGAAAACGGCACAGAGGCGCGTTTCCAGAATTAAATGCAAATCAATGTATGTATCATGTTAATGAGCTTAGAGTATGGAGCCGAGTTGCTGAACTTATAGATGAAGTAAAACAATCACGTAAATACGACATACCAAGCATTATACCTTATGAAACTTATTATGCAAATGAATTAACTAAAAATAAATAAATATGACTGCAATTGAAAAATTACAACAAAAACTGGACATTGAAATTATGGACTTCCATTCAAATCATACACAATATGATTTAGAAATTAGCACCCGTCAAACTGCCGATGGCTATGATGTGTATATTATGACA